CTTTACGGCTTTGAGCTTCCATAATTTGTGCCCAACGGTCAGTATCAAAAGTTTCTATTTCGCTTGGTGAAACATGCCCGTTAACAATTGCATCCTGTTCGGTATAGTCTATATCTTCAACATAATCTGACCAGAATTTATTAATCTCCCACAGAGTTACTTTTCTTATCTGATTCAGAAGCCTCCGAATCTTCTTTAATATCCAAAATAGCAAAAGTTAATTTCTTGGCTACTTCTGCAATATCGTCAGTACTTAAATCACCATTTTCAAACTTTTGCTTTCTTGCTTTGGTATTAATTCCTGCTAAATCTTCAATAAAGGTAAGATACTTTTCAGTAATTTTTAACTCTGTTCCAGCAGTTAAAGTAACTTGATTAACTTCAGGACTAATTGCTAAGGCCACTGATTCAACACGCATGTCCCAATAATCAGGATCAATAGACCCAAAACCAGTTCCATATTTATCCTCTAAGCGTTCTAAAGTACGTTCATCTTCTGATTTAGATTTATCAAGCTTTTGTAAGACGTTCATATCACGAACTGCAGCTGAAAACTTACGTTGTGCATCTAGTTGAATTTGGGAAATATCCTTATTAAGCTCACCAGCTTTACGCTTCATTCCAAAGCTATGATCTACTTCGATTGAACCTAGTCCTAATTGACTTGCATCTACAGTTACTTGTGTCATTTGTGTTTTCCTTTCGTATAAGTAAAGCAGGATTCGAACCTACTTTAATTCATTCCTACCTCTCCCACCCTGTTACTATTTACTTACCGGCAACTGGGGTAGAACCTTGTTGAAATCCATCAATAATGTAAGCAAGCATTGTTTCTTCATTCTTCCAAGCTGGGTCTCTGTCAGGGTCGCCAACAAAAATTTGGTAAAGCAAATTGTCAGTTGGACGAGCTTGCGGGGTAACTGTAAATGAGTCATGAACAGTTACTGGACTTGCTGCATCAGTTTGCATGTTTACACCTGAACCTGGTGTAAAAGTACAGTAAGGAAAAGCATAGTAAACAGGGAAACCATGATTTTCAGAAATCGCAATATAAGCTCCTTTAAACAAACGCTTATCTGCACGCTTATAACCACCATGAGTTTCATCTTTTACCAAGCCTTGCATTAATGAAGCAACGTCAAAAGGCATATCATTAGCAGCAAAAGTACATGAGATATTTTCTACACCTACTTCACTTTCAGCAGTGGTGTTAGACCCATATACTTTTGTGATTGTTGGGTTCATACCAGTAATATTGCTTTGAGTTGTACCTTTAGCAGTTTGCAAATCTGCTTGGAAAACACCTTGTGTCTTGTATTGTCCATACTTTTTAAATTCGTCAAGACTTTTCAATGTTGCATTATCATCTTCAGGAGCAATAATAGCTCTTGCAAAACCATTTAATTCCATTAGTTTAATTTCCTTTCATAATTACATTACGTGTGAAATGAAAAGTAAGTGTAGTTTCATCTGTTTCAGGATCAATTCCTTCATCAGGCCCATAACTCACTTGCCATTTAGGTACTAAAAAAGACACAATCGAATTTTTGATTGTGTCTAAATTAGCTATTTTGTTTTCTATTCCAATAAAAACTTGGATTTCTATTTCTTGAACTTCAATAGTTGGAGTATTTGAGCCATACCCAGCATACCTTCCAATAACTGGAGTTATTAGCAAATCAGTCTTTGCATTGTCAATTTTTCCCGTAATTCGTTTTTTATAGTAACGATCTACTCCGGGCACTTTATTTAAAATTGTCTGATATGCATCATTTATTGCCGTCATGGTTCATCACTTCCTTATATGCTTTAAGTTCTGCCTCTTTAACTGCTTTTTTAGCTTCCTGTTGAGCTTTATCTAAAAAATGCATGTTTGCATATCTTTTTTCACTCATCTGATGTTGACCGTTGTTTACGATTTTTGCTAAGAAATCATAGTATTTTCCTTCAAAGCCGACATCTGTATCACCAGTATGAGTCTTATCTGCGGTATACCCAGCTTTGTAAGTAATCGTGTCTTGCAAGTGCTTAGTTTTACGATGAGAATTGCCATGTTTAGCATTTGCATGACCAGCTGAACGCCCTCTCTTATAAATTTCATTACTTCTTGGCGTGCGATCATGTAAAACTTGCCTAAAGACTTCAGCACCTGCACCCGTAATCTTAGCCTTATCCTCAGCAGAAAATGTCAAACTTTTTTCTATTGCACTAAACCAGCCATCTAAAAACTCTCCCATATCATTAGCCATGCTCAGTCACCTTTTTTACGGTTACTAAATCATAGCTTGTGGGAGAGTTTTTTTCGTCTGGATTAATATGAATAACTTCATACAATTCTCCATTAATCTTAGCTCTAGTAATTTGATCCCAGAAACTATCTAGCCTATGCCTTACGGCATACATTCTCTGATCAGCTAAATTAAGCCCCTGTGCTTGTAGAATCTGTGTTGTATTCAAACTATAAGGAATGGCTAAAGTCGTCCAGAGAATCGCTATGGTAGGAATTGGATTATCATTTTGGTCATACTCTGGTTCATCAGATTCTTTACCAAACTCAATCTTTTGATTTTGTCTGCTCGGATTCAGTATCCTTACCATTTTGATCCTCCAATTCTTTAGCATATCTACCTCTAAGTTGACCAATTACTGCATTCGTTACAGCGTCTACAGTAACAACCGCTCCTGAGGTAATACTTACAGGGTTCTGCACATAAGAAGCAGCTAAAGCATTACATACCATAGTATATAAAGGTTTGTTTTCTTCAGATGTATAGAAATCTTGTACACCTGCTCCAATTGCGCCTTGAACATAGTTTTCAGCAGCAATAAGTGCATTAGACATACGATTTTTCAAACCTTCATCTAATGAATCATCTTCGTCAAGATATCCTAATGACCTCTTAAGGCCATCAGTGATCTTAAGATAAGTGGTCATTAAGAATCACCTCTACCTACTTACCTGTATCAGCAGTACCTTTTGCTTGATCTGCAACAGTCTTAAATGATCCAACTGCAATTGCACCATCATCAACCATCGCAACATCAAAGCGGTCAATTACACGTACCTTAGTAGTGTTAGTTTAAAATGCACCACCACCGATATTAGTTGTAGTCAATTCCATATTTTCGCGATCAAACAAGGTAATGGCTTGCTTAAAATCACCAAAGTAAAGAGGATGTGAACCTGAAACATCTGGTAACCACTTATCTGCAATTCTGAAGACTGGTTTACCATCAATTAAGTAGCGGTCTGGCTGAGTTACATCTGGTTGCATCAAGTAACGACCTTCAGCATCTTTAAGCTTACTTAAAATGTTGTAGCCAGATTGGTTAGTTAAGAAGCTTGAAGTACTTTCAATTGCTGGATCTAAAGTATTGTTTTCTAAGTCTTTTACATCATCAAACTTAGCGATAGTTGGCTTCTTAGGAGCTTTATCCATAACTTCCAAGATCTTAAGATTACGAGTTACAACCACTTTTTTCGCAATCCAATTAGTTAGCCATTTCAAGATGTTGGCTACAGTGTCTTTCAAAAGTGAGTTAGTAGCAGTATTAATTCCGGCATAGTCATGGATTAAGTACTTAACCACAGTTAATTCTGGGTCGTCATTGTCACCAATTGCTTTTCCATCTTCATCTAACTCGACTAATGGAGTGATATCAGCAAGTTTTTCATAAGTACGTGATCCATGATCGGTAGCGACTGATTCAACATTAACAATACTTTGGAGTGAAAATTGTTGACGCACTAACGTTCTAATTTGTTGTTGAACATCATCAGGAATAGTCAAACCACCATTACCAGTTCCGGTAGTACCTGAAGTAATCATGTTTTTAAATTCTTTTACAAATTGATTCCTAATAGCGTTCTTATCAATATTACCTTTAGTATTTACTGGTAAAGGCTTTTTATTGATAGGTTGAGATTTCAAATTAGCTTGTGCCTCTTCATAGGCGCTCTTAGCTAATTCCTGATTAATCTTTGCATTTTTTAAACTTGCATTCAGCTTAGTAATTTCATCTACAGAGTGTGACGTTTCATCTTTGCCAAGATCAATAACGATTTGTGCGCGCTTATCTTCTAAGTCTTGTACTTTTTGACCAGCCATATCAAACGCGTCTTTTAATTGATTGATATTCATTTAATTTTCCTTTCCAAATAAAATAGCCAACTTCTCTTGAAGTTGACTATCATTCTTTTTATTTTCTTGTGTAGGTTGTGGAGGTTTAACGACATTTTCGGTCGACTTACCATGAAGTAAATTTTTTACTTTAGTAATCATTTGATTACTTAAAGTAGGTATCCCATATGCATTAATAATGGTTGGTGCAGTATCTTCTTCAAACATAATTGCATCTGCAAAGCCATTATTGACTGCTTCTTTTGCATTCATCCAAGTAGTCTTACACATCATTCGATAAACATCTTGTTTATCCATTCCCGAACGCTTGGAATACAAATCTACAAATGCTGCATCAAGCGAATTTAAGCTTTGCAATGCACTCGCTACATCATCAGAATTACCATCAACTCCTGTTGAAGCTCTATGGATCATTAATTGGGCTGTAGGTGACATTTCTACCCTATCTGCTGCAAGTGCGATCCAAGAAGCAGCAGAACAAGCCTGACCAACAATTTGAGCCGTAATATTACCTGAATATTTTTTTAATGCCGTGTACATTTCACTACCAGCATCTATATAGCCACCTGGAGAATTAATTTCTAAAATGATGTCTTCTCCATTGGCATTGTTTAAAGCTTCAGATAAATCATTGGGTGTTACTACATCATAGCCAAACCAGCTGTAAACTTCAGCCATATCATTGGGCGTTACGATCCCCTTCACTGGAATTGTTACCATCGTCATCACCTCCTTCTTGCTGAATTAGTTGAATAGCTTGTTTTGGTTTCTTCTCTGGATCTGGTAAGTCAGTAGGTAAATAACCAGAATTTTGCAAAATGAATCTAGCCTGATTACCTGCAATTGTTCCATCTTTGGCCAAGTTAGAAATTGTACTGGCATATTGATCACCCATTGCATCAATAGCTGGCCGAACATCAGCTGAAATCTGAGTATTGAGTTTATCGTTTAGCTCTCCAACAACTTGTTGCACATAACGATTAAGAGATTTAGCATATTGTCCACCAATTTGAGTAATTGATGATTGTTGATCCCCTTGACCATTTAAGTAACTATCTGGTACCCCATACACTTTAGCGACCTGATTTTTAGTCCAATCAGCTTGGCTTAAAAGTGATGCTACATTAGCTTTCATTTCAAGTGGCTGATAATCTTCTAGGTCATCAAGCACTAATGGGCCACCATCACTCATCTCAGTCTGTCGTTTTATACGTCTTGATCTAGCAGCTTTATCTTCTTCATCAAGCAAACCACCATGAGTAATTTTTAAAATACCATTTGAAGCAATTGAATTTTTTAAAGCCTTTAAAGTTAAATTATCACTAGCAGTTCTAATTTTTAACTCGTTCGACAGTGCAGAAAGCGGTGAAATACCTGTCTTTCCTCCATTTTTACTCAATAATCTGATGTGAATCATGTCATTTGAGGATATATTTGACACAAAACCTAGATCAGGTTCATCAAAATTAACGTTGTATATTAATCCAGAGCCATCTTCTAGTAGCATTGTTTGTACTTGTGATGGTCTTAAATATTCCCATGTCAAGTCAACTCCATTAGCATTTTTATGTCTGTAGGCATAAGCATTTCCATCTAAGAGTAATTGTGCAAACATCCCTTGCCAAAAACTAAATCCATTTGCAGTGACACTTGGATTATTAAGTATGTTTTGAGCACGGGTTGACTCTGCCGTATATCGCACCATTGCTAAGTCTCCAGATAGTTGCATTATTAATGAGAAAATATCTGAATTGTGCAAAGCTTCATCTGCGGAAACATACTCATATGCTTGGCCAGACTTTAAAAAATTTATCCAATTTATATTTGAATCTAGAGTAAAGCCTGTTCCAGTATTCTGTTTTTTTAAATTCAATAAGGGCATTACTTACCACCTCCTTCCTTATTCTGTGAGGCGATAAGTTCTACAAGGTAGCCTGAAATTAAAAAAGCTATACCACAAACGATATAGCCCAATGATTTATTAATA